TTTGGTTTGCTATATGTCGCAGGTAACTGGTTGGTTATCTCAACCAATTTGAGTATTCTTTTACGCATTCTCAAACGACGTTTATACTTGGCTGCACAAGCCTTGCACCTATCGGGTAGTGATATGCAGACTCTTTTCATTTCTCCAGTCTTAGGGTTGAGTTTATGCCCTTTGATGAACTCAGGCTCAGGCCATACCCATTCTAATCCATAATAGAATGTGGCCATTAATTTAGAATTATTCTTTGTTGATTTGATATCTAAATATTCAATATCAATATTATTTGTTAAGATTGGTTCCTTTGGAGGAACTAAACAATTGGGACAGGTGTGAGTCCATCTGTTCCCTTCTGTATTTATTAAAGGTGACACAAAAATTCACCCATGCGTTCGGGACAAAATTTCATCATGACCACATGTCATGCATCTCGTAACAACCGAGATTCCGAACAAAGTCGCATGCGGCTCGTTTCGTGAACAACGGAAACAATATCCTGACCATGAGGAATACGGGACAACCAAATCTTTGTAGAAATACATTATTCTTCCTCCTTACACATTGGACACCATAGTCCAATTTCAAAGAGAACATCTTCGATATTTTCGCATAATATGCAACTCATTGTGTCACCTCAATCATAGCACAGTAGTCTTTCCAAACGGCTACTGGCATAACATGAAAACATGTATTACAATAGATATGTTTCAAACATTTAGTCACAAATAAATCTCCATTACATAGCGGGCAATCATCCAACATGGTTGGTCGCATAATCAATGTTATTAAGAAACTATAACACGAACATGTTCGTATATGATTATAAACCCGATTATGATAGGGTTTGGTATATGAAACTAAAATATACCATAAATGGGAGTCAAACTCCATTAAGTGCTGGCGATATTGTTGTCATCAATTTACCAGCAGGATTAACTGTAAGAGCAAGAAAAATGCATAGAGCCTGTCTTAATTACAAGATTACAGGCGGATATGTAAAAGACTCAGAAAAGGATCGTGTGCTAACCTTTGCCACGGCATTTGATAATTGGGTGACCAGAGCGGCAATTAAGAGAGGCCGTAACCACTGGTTGGAAAGTCACCGAGAAATATTCAAAAACAATCCTGGATTGAAACCAAAATGGCATGATTACAAACCTGCATTGATTAAGGAACAAATACCGAGAAATGCTGGAACTCCAGCATCGACATCAACCCAATGGGTACCTGAAGATTATGCAAATATTACACTACCTCATGACGACCGTGGTCAAACCTTCTCAGTGTTTACCACGGAATCTGGTGTACCAGCCGGTGGCAATATTGGCTCAGCCAATTTAGTAGATTTAGATAAAGATGAATTTACTTCGCACATAATTGGTACTCATGAAGAATCTGGTGCTGGTGCAACTAGAACATTTACTTCAGTTGGATTAATTGAATCATGGTTTAGAAGTCGACCAGACATTAATCCAATTACAACAATATCCGACGCAGAAAGTGATGCTATGGAACAAGACCCATTGAATCTACTCTTTGATGATGGGGATGCGGATAATGAAAAGATTGAGAATTTTGGAAACGCCACTGAAGGCGATGGCGACCGTGAGGGTGATATGTATCCAATGTATTCTAACAATGTAATTAATTCATTGGAAGAGGTCGCATGTGTTTACACATCAACAGCAAATCCAGTCTCATACTTTACAGGATTTACAGCATTAACTGGCCAAGTTGCTGTCCGATTTGGTAACAGTCTAGGACAAAATCAGAATGTTGAGATAGTCTTTGAAGTAGACCCACAGGGGATGACAATATGAATGCTGAAACCGTTGTTGAAGTTGGCAAGTGGACTTCACTTGTTAATCATATTAAAAATAATAGAATTGAGTATTTGGTACTCGTTGTCTTGGCGCACACTCTCGGACTTACACAAAGAGTCCTTGACCAAACTTCAGGAGTGTGTCTTTGATGGCTTACAGAAAGAAAAATTATAGAAGAAAACCTAAAATCACTATGGGCAAGAAATTCAGAACAAAGAAAGGAAAGTACGGTTGCTACAAATACGTCAATGGACGTAAGGTATCTTTCGTTACTTCTCGCTCTAGGCGATATTAATGATTAGATTAGAAATATCAGATATGATTGGGACATTCAATGTCCATCAAGAAGATAAAAGATTCAATCAAAAACAAATCAATGCTATGAAAGAATGGAACAGGGTTATTGAATCATCTTGGTATCATCCAAAGAATATATACAAAGCCTACAATACTCCAACTGGTAAAGCAATAGTTAGATATGGACTTCGATTACTATGAAATGTCCAACATGTAATAGTATTATTACATTCATCAATTACATTCCTTCTCAGGATGTAACTCATTGCCGCTGTGATTGCGGTTATGAATGGGTGGAATAGATCCACGCATAATTCCAACAGTTCTTGCTGCTTTACCATCTTTGACCAGATACTTTGTAATGTAAGTTCCAATCTTGCGTACACCCGAATAATTAATTTCATTATCGAACGTTTTTATTCTAACAATCTCAACGTCGATAGAACCGAGTCCTATTGGACGTAAACATTGAGTGAATTCTTTGAATTTAGTAGGATGAATAAATGGGCAAATGGAAACCATGTGAACATGTGGGTGGTGTTTCCATTGCATAAAACCTTCAGGATAACGGTCTAGATTCGCTAATCTGGATGTACATTCAATAACATAGATTGAACCAAGAACTCCATTGTTTTTGAGTATTTTATTCATTTTTGTACGTTTCGCATTCAGCACCTCAATCAAATCTTCTCTTTGGTGATAATGTTCGGACGTACTAACAGGTAATGCAAACGTGAGTAACTTTGGTTTGCTATATGTCGCAGGTAACTGGTTGGTTATCTCAACCAATTTGAGTA